ATGTTAGGAAAGTTGATGAAATATGAATGGAAAAATATCTGGAGAGCAGGTACACTGATGCTTCTGGGAATGTTTGTAGTCACCGTGATCGGCTGCGTGGTATTACGCATGCCGGGAGGGCTGGTAGCGGAGATTGCGGACGGCAATGATATAAATGCGGCACAGAGCTGGTTTGTAGTCTCTTCCTTTGTGGCAACACTGATCCTGTATGTGATCATGCTGTTGGCGTCTACCTGGGGCATGCTGATCTTCCTGGGAATCCGTTTTTACCGCAGCATGTATACGGATGAAGGCTATCTGTCCCATACTCTGCCGGTGACGGCAAACCAACTGTTCTTAAGCAAGGTACTGGTCTCCGGTGCTTGGTATCTGTTCCTTACGATAGGCATTGGTATCTCAGTGATGGCACTGGTCGTGTCTTTGATGACAGGACTTTTAAATGTTGGTGAACTGAGTAGTGTAATGACACAATATAATGGGAATATCTGGGAATTCCTGACGGATGCTTTTTATGAGATTGGCAGAGCATATGAAGACGAGATGGGAATCAATCTGCTGCATTATGGGATCACGCTGCTCTTAACCTATGTAGTAGGACCTTTCATTACTATGGTCACTCTGTTCGGAGCCCTGACGATCGGTCAACTGTCTTCTAAACATAAAGGGTTCATGGGAATCCTGGCCTATGCGGGAGTGACGATCCTGTCTTCCATCATCGGCAGCACGGTACAGAGTGCTTTCATGTTTGGTACAAATGTCATGAGCAGTCAGAGTGGAATCTCGGTGAGTGCCAATTCGGTCTATGATATTAATGTGATCACCAGCCTGCTCCTGGCAGCGATCATGTACGGAGTATCTTATTACATTATGAATAAAAAATTAAACCTGGATTAAGAAATTAAAGCAGAATATTGATCTATTTTAATAACACACATACGCAAATGCCGATTTTAAGCCATTTGCAAAAAAATATAAAATATTAAAATCACTACGATTTTGCACAACTAGTAACACACTAGTAACAAAGAAATATCCCCACAGATCATACTGTGGGGACTTTTATTTTTTCAATTTCCGGGCGTAAATCATCAACGGTGAGGTGCGTGTACACATTTTGATTAATGTCATTTCCATAATGCCCCATCATTTTATACCGGCAGGTATCATCTGCTTTTGCCCTGCGAAGTAAATCATTAAAGGTATGCCGGCAGTCATGTGGTGTATGAAGTTCTGTGATACCACAGGCAAGGAGAGCGGCATTAAAGGATTCACGATATTCTTTTTCAGATATTCGCTTGCTACCATTATGATAGATCAGACTCTTGAATTCCGGATGATATCGCTTTGATACCATATCTCTGATTGCAGAGTGGATAGGAACACAGCGGTTCTTGCTATACTTATTTTTCAATCCACCGGTGAAACTCCAGGATTCAAGATTGATATTTTCTAATGGCATTTTAGCCAGTTCATTGATCCGCCAGCCAGAGTAACAGTAGATCAGGATCGTATCGACAAATGGGACATCTTTGTGAGTCCAAAGCAACTGCAAATCCTCGGCAGTGAATGGGACCCCGTGTTCGTCATCGTCATCGACTTTTATTTCTGCATAGGTGGCATAACTCTTTTTAATAATATCATTGCTCATAGCGTAATCATCCATTTGACGCATAAGGCTTAGAATATGTTCCTGGACGGAATGAGAAAGAGGTTCTCCCTTTTTACTACGACCCTCATCCAAAATTCGCTGAAAATCTATTTTGCGCAAAGTAGAATATACACGGTCATGTAATGGTTTACAGTAGCGGTAAGCCATGTTCGTGCAATTTTTAGCACTTTTGGATAATTTTTTTGCAGAGTAAACATATTTTGCATCATAGTAGTCTTTGTACAACTGAGCAAATGTCAGGCGGGACATTGAAACATTATATGGATCATCATTATACTTGGCCAGCGCAATGGATGCATCAGCCCAGGTAGGATAGTAACCGAGGATGTCATACACAGGATAGTACCGCTCGTCCATATGGGTATTCACTTTGACCATGTAGGGATTCCTGCGGTTCCCGGAAAGCTTCACAATGCTTCCGTAACCGTTTGGGTTCCGCATACGCTTTGCCATATAGTATCATCCTCCTTTTAGGGCATAAAAATGCCCGGACATATGTTTGCATTGCAATCTGTCCGGGAAAATGATAAAATGCACTTGTTCAAGGTGATTTTATACGGGATTTCCCGGTAAGATCGGATCAGCTCCGGTGTTGGCGCACTGGGGCTGATTTTATTATTATTAATTATCTGGTGGGGCATCAACGGGAATAGTTTCCCACATTTCCCTCAATTCTTCTGGAGCATCAACTATAAACATACCGGGTATTCCGCTTTGCTTTCGCGTTTTAATAGGATACTCCTTGCCTTCGATAAGAATACAATCATCAGATTCGGTAAAAATATTCAGGTTAAGAACTTCACCTAAAAAATCCAAGTCTCTCTCATAAAGATCTAAATGACGATTTAATTCGGAAGTAAGTGCTCTGTCTATAATATCTCTGGGCTCTTTATAGGGGAATATGTCTAAAAGGTTTAATAATAGACACAAGCCATGCCAGGAATACAAATCGCTCAGAGAACTATCCAAAGGAATAACAGAGGAAATATCATCTAAGCGTACTTCAGCATTAGGTGTGTAGTTATATACACGTCCGCCATGAGCAGCAAGATTGCGATACTCGAGGCAAATTGAGAGAGTGTCGAAAAGAAGCGTTTTTACATCCTTATTGGCACATAGTTCATCGGAACAATTATAAAGCAATTTAACGAAGTATTTTTTTTGAGGTTCCTTAAAAAGCCTTACAAAATTCACCACGGTACTGAAGTAAGATCCCTTAAATAATATCCAAGGAGGGACGATTCCATAAGTTTCTCGATAGTATTTAATAGGATTTTTATCTGATAAAAGATCCTTCTGAAGTTTTTCCAGAGTACCTTTTAAGCCAAAACGTTCTTGGGAGCGTCGTCGGTCTCTAAAATTTTTCCAAGCAAGATAATTATTTTGATCGGTTCCAAATGACTGCGATAATACTTCTGCAGCGGCTGCCTTTATATGCTCTTCCAAAGCTAACATGGATGACATAATAGCATTTCGGAGCGTGTGGTCAAAAGTAAACAGAGAAAAAATCTGCTTGAAAGAGGTTCCTGGTATAAAAACCTTTTTACCATCAGAGTCCTTTTGATAAGGAGCTTTATAACTGTTTATGATGTTATAATATCCAAATTGTTTCAATTGTTCCGAAGCAAAATCGACATCATCAATAATAAGGTCTTTTGAACGAAGAAGTTCAATTTGTTCAGAAATAGTACTATACTCAATCTTTTTATCCATAAGTAATCTCCAAAACAAAAAAAGCCAAGGGAAACCCAAGGCTTTTTCTGTGACCGGACACCAGTCATTCACTAATTAGTGACATTATACTATTATGCTCAAGCCTTGTCAAGTTATTCCTAAAATTTATATTTTTTGAAAAATTGCACCGGTGCAACTATATCAACTTGAGCACGGACAATTCCGACTCGAAGTAGATAACATTATTTGTGCGCTCCGATCTCAATCATATCCACGGAGCATTTTCTGTCGTAGTCCCCATTAATGATATGTGCATACTCATGCAGGTAAGATTTCTGGTTCTGCTCGAAGGACAGAGCATCGTTCAGGACGATAGTAAAGCTCATATCGGGATTTGTCACCACATAGGCCTTGATGCTGTATGGCAGCGTTGCCAGTACCGAATGGATATCCATGTCAGACACCTCCTCTGAATATGTATGAACCACAGTCATCCGTTCTGGTTGCTCATCCGGTCAATCATCTCTTTTACAAACTGGATGTCCTCCGGCTTCACCTTCCGGGAAGCATCGAAGAGAACCTTGTATTCCGGATTCTCGAAGAGGAACTGCGCCATGTCACGTGCTTCGGGATTAAGATAATAGCTATCTGGAATAATTTCAGTAGATTCTTTTTTTCCAATAAGGTAATTCATGTCGACATTGAATAAATCAGCAATATCTTCTAAGGTTTCAAAACTGGGCTCACGTTCGCCGTTTTCATACATTCCGATTGTACTTCTTGACAAGCCTAGTTTTTCAGCCATTTGTTGTTGAGTTAATCCGCTTTTTATTCGTAATGATTTAAATACATTTGGAAAATCACCCATGAGATGTCTCCTTTCAACTTAGTAAAATAACAATACCACATACCGTGGAAAAAATAAATAGCAAAATTCCACAAAAAGTGGTTGACACGAAAAGTGACGAGTGATATATTCAAGATGTTCCACAAAACGTGACAAAGGAGGCTATAGGGTGAACGCAAAAGAAATAGGGAAAAGGTTGGTAGACCTACGCGGATCAAAAACGCAAGAACAAGTTGCAAAAGCAGTTGGAATCAGTGTATCAGCATTATCGATGTACGAATGTGGAGATAGAATTCCGAGAGATTACATCAAAATTGCACTGGCAAATTATTATAACAAGAGCGTACAGGAAATTTTTTTTAACTCTTAAGCGCCACAAAAAGTGACAATTCAATCAGTAAAGGAGGCAGCAGGAGTGCATAACACACATAAGGTACCGGGTGAATCAGAAAAACTCAGTGAGAATGAACGGTTTGAAAAGAAGGTACAAAAATTTAATGATGTCACATTTAGAGTAATCTGGAATATTGCATTGAGCATGGCAGTATCGTGCCTGGCGACTATTGCAATAACGATTGCACAAACAAAGTGAGTACAGTTGTAGCGAAGGATACAACAATGGGAATGAAAATTGAGGTAAACAGAAAATTTTTTATTCGTTGCCATTCAACCTTATAAGGGTGAACTCCTTTGTAGGTAAGGAAAAAATAGTCTTTGCCGAGATCTGAATACCGGATATACCCGTCAAGGGCAAGTTGGTCGATAACAGCATGAATCTGATGAGCTTGATCTGAGTAATCATAATAAACATCCAGACAGTCAGAACGGCAGATATGAGGATGGCAGCCAATGAAGCATAGTTCAGTGTCTGTGCTCTGGGATAGCTTTTGCAGGTTTTTAAGGACATGACGGCAATCATCAATCATAAGAATACTCCTTCATACAGTATTTCTTTAAGTATATGGAGTAATTTAGAAAAATGCAACTATCATCTCATCACTAATAAAGGGAAGGAGGCAGCAGAAGTGGATAAGGTAGATGAACTGATCGAAACGATGGCAGAGGATATCAAAATCAAAGCCGAGCAACAGAGTGGCCTCAGATATGACATGAACACTTTAGCAGAAAATACAAAAGCCCTTGCAATGCTGATATTCGCAAGGACTTTACAAACACAAAATATTCATAAAAGAGAAAATAGCAATGACAGTAAATCAGGTTCAGAATTTTATTGATTATGGTTCTCTTGCAATATTGGTGCTTGCATCTATTGGTTGCATAAAGTTGGGAAAGCGAATATTCAACACAACCCCAATAAATTACAAGATATATAGAGCGTATGTAATAGCAATCAACGCGTTAGTTGTTGCTTTTGCATTATTTTATAAATATCAGCTGAAATAGGATCAACATACTTTATTGCCGCATCCCAATTGCGCTGGCTGATCAGCTCATTTACTTTACCAAGTTCATCACGGATACTTTGCGGAAGATAAATGTAAATCAGAGAATAGCTGGAGGCATAGCGAGAGAGTGTTTCGTACTCTCTGCGTTGGCAAACTTCATTAAAAGAAGATAGAAAATTTTCAAAAATCTCCCTTTTATGTAAGATATCCTGCTCATATCTTTTTTGCTTATTTTCAATGCATTTAAAAATTAAGCGAAATAAATTATCTATTATGGCGGTGAGAACTGGGCAGACGATAGCAACAAGTGCAAGTATTGTAGCGATATTTACGGTCGAGTCAAAATTTAGCATAAAGAACCTCCTTATAAATTCAGATAGTTAACAATAGTATAGAGAGAAAATACGAAAATTGCAATATTGACAAGGGGAAGGAGGCATCAGGAATGGAGAGAATCGACAGATTATATGCTCTGCTGGAGCGTGATGATATTGACGAGGACACCAAGGCAGCGCTGCGGTGGGCAATTTTTGAGTTGGAAAGGAAGTGAAGGTATGCCAATACCAAAGGATAAGACAATGCTGCAGGTTGACAGCAAGAAGATACTGATTGCAATGGCAGAGAATATGCTGGAGCCTGCAGAACTGGCTGAAAAGGCCGGAGTGCCAAAGAATATAGTGTATGCGATCCGCCGGGGAAATTATGCCAAGCCTAAATATATTGGTAAGGTGGCTGTGGCACTGGGAGTTAAGGTAACAGACCTGCTCCCAGACAAGCAGGAAAAAGCATTGATATCTGAGGAATAATTATCAATCCGTGCCCTGTACGTGGTGTTACCCGACACCACACTCCCCTTTTACACAATTAGCGTGTGTGTCCAGGTTTCCCCACCTGGGCACCACGTAGAGGGCATGGACAAGCATAATAGATCACGTTCTGTGCGTGGTGTCATCTGACAGCACCACGTCCCCCGTAGAAGTGCCGTACCTGCTATGGCGGCACGAACCTCTTTCGGTGTCCGGAAGATTCCGGGCACCACGCAGAGAGCGTGATCGGAAAGGATAAAGGCATGTATAAAGATATTGTGATATCGCTCCTCGGGGCATTGCTCCTGGAGCCGGTACTGGGATCAACAGAGGTAGGAGAGCAGATCGCCATAGTCGTGGGCTTGGCGGCTATGCTTTTTATTTTTTGCCTTTTTTGCGAGGATCAGTTGGAAAAATTGCAGAAAAAGCAGAAAAGAATCCGGAAACTGGAGCGAAAACTTGAGGAACTGAAGGAAGGAAAAACGAATGAAAACAGAACAGTATTACATGGACAAGCTCCTGAAGATGGGGGATGCCTTCACGGCAGCAGTGATTCAGAAGAACTGGTTCGAAGCAAAATACCTGTATGACAAGGCGAGCGCGGTCACGGTATTTCTGGAAGCGCCACAGGAGATTAGAGAGAAGTTGTTTGGACGGTATAACGAGGAACGGGACGAAAAGGAGCAGGGTGCCTTTGACGACCGCTCAGTAGCGAAGGTAATGAAAGAATGCCTGATCAAAAATAACCTGGGTTTTGAGTGCATGGTCTACCGGATCCCGGGCGAGGCAGGATACTTCGGAGCCAGACCTGCGGAAGATGGTTATTACATGCCAGCCAATCAGAACCCGGCATATTTCGCACAATAAAAAAGCCGGCATTTGGCGATGCCGGCCAGCTCACAGAGCTACACATATAGACAATATTATTGTAACTCTGTAAGCCGAAAAAGTCAAGAAAAATGGGGCTTTCGAAAGCCCCTGCGCACTTGATTAAGATATTAAAGTTAGGATACAGAGACATGGTAAATCGGAAAAAGATACGTCTGCGGCATGGGGATGTCATCGATGTGGAGGAGTACCACGACGGAGCATATGGATCCCCGGGACGGACGAGGAGGAAAAGGGAGAAGCCGACGAAAGAGCAAGTGCGGCTGATCAACAGGAGGAATAAGGAAAAGAGATGCAGGTGGCGGCTGATCCAGTACTTTGATCAGGGAGATCTCTTTATCACATGGACCTATGAGGTAGGGAACCGTCCACCAGATATGGCAGGAGCACTGAAGGACTTTCAGGCGGCGATGGCAAAGATCCGGAAGATCTACCGGGCAAGGAGTGTCCCACTCTACTGGATCCGCAATATTGAGCGTGGAACCAAGGGAGCCTGGCATATCCACCTTGTGATCAAGCAGACACCGGAGGGTGATGCGGCTGCTATCGTGACCAAGGCATGGATAAAGGGCGGCACCTACGTGGCAGAGATTCGTCACAGCAAATTTAACGGGGATGACATGGAGCAGCTGGCAAACTACCTGACCAAGGACGAGCACACAGCGGAGGTCAAGACGGACGGCACACCAGGCAAACCAAGGATTGCGGAGTCCTCCTATAATACCAGCCGCAATATGCCGCTTCCGGAGCCACGGACGGACAAGCTGGTCCGCTGGAAGCCGGAGGTGAAGTCACCCAAGGGATACTACATAGCCCGGATCCATGAGGGAATCAATCCGGTCACGGGATTTTTGTACCGGAGTTACACGCTGATCAGACTTAAAAGCACCGAGCGGAAGAAACCGCCGAACAGGGTAAGGAGGTGTTGATAAATTGGAAAATGAATTGAAAGTAGTGGATATCTTTATAGGCACGACTCTCCGGGGATCCGCAAAGGGCTCCGGCCGGGCAATGTACATCATGAGGACAAAGCGCAAGAACGGCAGTGACTATGAAGCTTCCCCGCAGATCGCAGAGTATGACAATACCACGGAGAGCGAGTCCGTCCTGCGTGTCATCCGGGATGCTTTGCAGCGTCTCCATTATGCCTGCACCGTAGTGATCCATACAGAGTGTAGCAACGTGGCAGCAGCTATCACACAGCATTGGCCGGAGAAATGGCAGCGGGACGGATGGAAGAGCGCCAAAGGGAACCCGGTGAAGAATGCCGTATTGTGGGAAATGCTCCTGCAGGACGTGGAAGAGGGTGGTCATATCCTGCTGGCGGAAGGAGAGAAACATGAGTATGCCGAATGGATGCGCTTTAATATGCCACTGAAGAGAGCATTAAAGGACATTTTTACAGAAGTGCCGAAAACCTGAAAGCATGAGTAGGTGACATGTGTTAGAGACCATTCCGGCAATGTCACCGCAATGGTAGAAATAGAACATCTTGACAGGAAACCGTGACAAATTTTCACGGCTTGAAACGCTTTAGCACAAAAACGATACTTTTTTTGAAAAATTGCACCGGTGCAACCGGGAAAGGAGACGAATATGTGGGATAAATTTGGAGAATTTGACTCCGTGGAAGAACTGAACAGAGCGGCAGCAGGACAGAAGGAAGAAGGGGATGAAGAGGCGCTGATTGCCATGGCAGTTGAAAATGGTTTGACCAAGGAAGATGCACTGGACTACATGGATGGCGTGGTAGAGGAACTGGCATCTCCGCTGATGGCCGCACAGGGAAAAATCAAGATCGAAAGTGCGGAACTGAAGCCAAAAGAAATCATGGAGGACTGGGTGCAGTATATCCTGATCCGAATCACAGAAGATCCGGAGATGCAAAAAGCAGTACGGAGGAAGGGGAAGAGTCTGGAAGGCTGTATAGCTGCCCTGCTTACCTGGTCATTTAAACATCAGATTCCCGTTGATCAGAAAATCATGACGGCAGCAGGAGTGAAAGCCGGCCGGTGTACACTGGGGATCCCGGGGATGGCAACGGCCAAGAAGATCATCACGAACTACTACATGGGAAAGTAGGCGGAGAATATGAAAAAGAAAGCAATCGAAAAGATTCCTTACCTGACACTTCCGGAAACCAATAAGAACCGTAAGGTAAAGTATATTGCTGTCACAGCATTTAAGAATATTGCACACGAGCAGCACCTGTTTATTGAGGTATACCGCAACAGGAAGCAAGACAAGGATGTCCCGGTGATACGGATCGTACTTACTAAAAAGGATTTCGGTAATTTTGTTCCTGAGACGGCCATATGGACCAGAGAAAAGATAGAGCCGGAACGCTATTATGGCGCTGTGTGTCTTTTATGGCACAGGAACAATGACAGAGCCGGGACCTGGGAACAGGCAATGCAGGAAAACGTCCTGTATAGTGCAAATGATTATGACCGGATCAAGAAGATATGCCATGTGACTGTCTGGAATCAAGACAGATGGCCGGAGTATATCTATGAGCACGAGAACAACATCGTCGTGACCGCCAGAAGGCAGGCAGAGCACAGAAAATACCTGCGCAGGCAGCAGGCCTTAAAGGACAGGGAAGCAAATACACCGGAGCTTCCGGAGAAAAGAATCCTTGACAAGGCAGAACAGCTCTTTTTCGGAGCAAAACATTTCTTGTATTACAAAAAACACGGAAGCTGGGCAGATATCGCCTGCAGCAAGTGCGGCGGAGTATCATACGGCAGATGGAAAAACGGGATATCTTATGAGTCACAGTTTCAGAAATGGGTAGAAGAACCAAAGGAAGGACAGAGCGGACATTGCCCGATGTGCGGAGAAGTCGGAGAGTATAAGTGCCAGGGAAAGGTAAAAGGCGAGCACAGCAAAAGTACGCATCTGTTCCTCGGCCAGAAGTACAAAGACAACGGCTTTGTGATGAGATACATCGAAGTGAGTAAGACATGGCATCTGCAGATGATGTGCGGAGCGAAAGGGCTGGAAATGAATGGGGCATACGAGGAGCTCTCCGGAGTAGAAATCGCAAGAGCCTATTATATGCCGGGCGAGAAGGTACAGATTGACTACCACAAGCACAATCCGTATACCGGAAGCGACTTCTGGGATGACTGCAATTTGTTCGGATTGAGCAGTATCTCGATAGGAGAGGCAGCAGTCCTCCAAGAAACCTACGAGAACATGAAAGACACCATGTTCCAGTACAGTGCGATGAAGGAATATAGCCGGACAACATACAGATACAATCCGGTCGATTATTTGAGCAGATACAAAGAGACGCCGCAGATTGAAATGCTTGTGAAGCTGGGACTGACTGGAGTGGTGAGAAGCCTGCTCAAATGCAGATACGGGATAGTGGCAGACATTGATGCAAAGAGACCGGACCAGTTCCTGGGTATCCGGAAGTGCCGTGTTCACCAGCTGATCGAGAAGAACGGAGACCTGAATGTCCTGGAGACAATGCAGATGGAGTACCGGATGGGCGCAGAGTGGTCGGATGAGCAGATTGACCACATTGCAGAGGCTCATCTGAGAAGAGGACAGCTTGAAGTGGCGACAGCGTACATGAGCGTGCAGCAGTTGCTAAATCGAATTGAAAAGTATGCGAGAGCAGAATGGGGAACCGGATGCGGAAGCACAGAGCAGAGACTTCAAAACGTTGCAAATACATACATCGACTATCTGGACATGAGGATCGCCCTGGGATATGACCTGCACAACAGCGTATATCAGCAGCCGAGAGACCTGACAGTAGCACACACAAAGATGGTGACGGAGAGCAGCAAGAAAGAGGCAGACAAGCGCCTCGCCGAAGTCAAAACAAGGTTTTCGGACATCCGAAAGCAGTACAGAAAGCTCCGGAACCGGTATTTCTGGGAAGACGAGAACCTACTCATCCGCCCTGCCCGGTCAGCAGAGGAAATTGTGATGGAGGGACGGATCCTGCATCACTGCGTAGGAGGTGACAATTACCTTGACAAACATAACAGAGGCGAGAGCTACATCCTGATGGTGAGGCAGCAGTCGGATCCGGAATTACCATACATCACAGTGGAGATAGAGGCAAAAACAGACAGGATAAGACAGTGGTATGGGGCAAACGATAAAAAGCCGGATGAAAAAAATATGCAGAAATGGCTTAATGACTACATAAAGAAGCTGAAAAGCGGATTACTGGCAGCAGGCATAACGATAAGATACAAAGCAGAGAGTAAGATGGCAGCAGATGCACAGCGGATCTGCGTAGCAGGATAACTAGGAGGAAAGAATGGAAAACGTAATTGAAAAATACAGGTCCTATCAGGAATATAAAGCAGAGCTGGACGCAGAATTGAGCAAGACAGCGGAAGGGTTTGTGAGGATAGGATATCTCTTAAAGCTGGCCAGAGACACGGATATCCTTCATGAGTCCGGATACAGTTCGGTAGTAGAGTTCGCGGAGGCTGAGTATAACCTTGATAAAACCAAAGTATCAAGATTTATCCGTATCAATGATAAATTCGCAGAAGGAGGCTACAGTGATTGTCTCCAGGAAAATTACAGAGGTTTTGGCTATGCAAAACTGACACTGATGTTGAATATGCCGGCGGCATTGAATGAAGAGCTAACACCGGATTACAGCAAAGCGGAAATACAGCAGCTTAAGGACCAGGTAGATGAAGAGTCCAGAACAACCGATCTGGAAATCCTGATGGAAGGTCAGGATCCTGTTATGGAGGAAGAAGAGGATGATCTGAGCAGAGCGGTAAGACAGCTGGCCGGGGATATTCAGGATGGTGAGGAGATTCCGAGGCTGTATAAGGAGATCTGGACAGCGGGCAGAACGGGACTGACAGCGGAAGATCTGCAGGTGATTATGACACCGGCCGGACAGAGGATGTACACCATGCGTATCCAGGGGATGGGCGGACGAAACCTATCCCTAAAGGACCATAACAATGGTGACAGCGTTGCACTGATCAATATGCGAACAGGAGAAAAGCAGGAATATACATGGAATCGATTGCTGGAAGTATGGCGGCACTTGGTCAGTGGCGGTGCCACCTATCAGGAAGCGTGGCAGCAGCTCTACGGAAAGCCGTGGCCGGAAGAAAGGAAAATTGCACCGGTGCAACCGAAAGAGGAGAAGAAACCGGCACCTAGAAAAGAGACGAAGGTATCTCAGCCAAAAAAACCGGAACCGGTAAAAGCATCGGAGAAGCCTGCGGAGCCTGTGGAAGAACAGAGGCAGCAGGCGCCGGCAATACCGCAGAGCAAGTGGCCCAGTACATATAAGCCCGGTGACATTGTAATGAATACCTTATCAACGGAGTGTGGAGAACTGGTGGAGCAGACGGCAAAAGAAAAGATCTGGCTGTTCCGGCCGACAGCACCGGCTGGGGATCCTTATAATTTATCGGAGGACTATTTTAAGACAGGACGGGCACCGGAAGAGCCGCAAACACAGGTAACTGACTCATGCTCCGGAGAATCTGAACCGGAAAATCATGATACCGTAACCATGGTCACGGAAGAACAGGTACCGGGACAGACAGACCTTGAAAACGATTTTCCGCAATATTGTCCGGATGCAGACCAAAGGACTGCTTATCTCCAGTCCATCCGTGGAGCAGTGGATAATCTGGTACGTTACGCAGAGATGGATCTGATCATCGCGGCGCGAGTGCAGGTGAAAGATATCTCCGAATACTTGGACAAGCTGGAAGAACTCATAAAGGAGGCGGATAGCAATGCCGAAGCGGTCGAAACAGGCGAGAGCGAGGGAGTTTAATGCCGCCTCCCGGCAAATCATCAAGGAGCGTGATCTGTATCAGTGCATCTTTTGCCGTATGGAATATCACATGGAGGACGTCACCTGGTACGGACAGCAGCTGCAGAGCATCATGCACTACATCCCGAGATCCCGCGGCGGACTCGGGATCCCACAGAATGGAGCCCTGGGTTGCCAGAGTCACCATGAGATGCTCGATAACGGCAACAAGGGCAGACGGGAGGAGATGCTGCAGATATTTAGGCAGTACCTGCAGGACCATTACCCAGACTGGTCGGAGGAAACCCTGACCTACAGCAAATGGAAATAATGTATATACAAATTTGTATATACAAAACGGAGAAATTATGAAAGCACGAACTGAACTTATCTCAGTACGACTGACACCAGAAGAAAAACGGCGAATGGAATATTGCGCTGAAATGATGGGAATTACACAGACAGAACTTTTAGTGCGTGGAATCAATCGCTATTACGACAGCGTCAAAGAAACAATTAAGAAATTAAACCAATAAGCCTTTTGGAGTGTACTCACGATAACTATAGACATAGCCACGGGGCGGCCGCTGATACCAAGAGGCAGCAGCCGTCCAGGAAGGAGACAACAATGCAGTATAAGGACTGGGACGGCAATCTTCTGCCGGATCCTGCGCCGCGAATCCATAATGTATATATAGGCACTATCATCAAAACAGAACACAAGATCATCGAGGAGCCGCTGGAGACCCGCGGACGGGGACAACACCGATTTATCAGCGAGACCAGGGAATACGAGGTAATAGCTGTTTATCCGCATATGGTCCAGACCAGAGACCGAAAGAACGGATTTACAAGGTGATTTTCTTACGGAGAACTCACAACGATGGGACTGGAATGGCAGGGAAGGAGGCAGCAGTCATGCTGACACTACCGATCAAGAAAAAATTGATATGATCTTATCTGCGAGAAGCAGGAAGAATACCGGGAAAACAGTACTATGTTTTGACAATCCATGAGATATCAGGCAATAGTTAAACTATTGCGGAAAAGGAAGTGGCGATGCTATGGATCGTAAGAAAGATATTATCAAAATTATAGACAGTATGGCAGGAAGATACTCCGCATATGAGGTATTTACGGACTGGACAAAGTGCAGTGCACTGGCAATCAGCAACTCTCTTGCAATGATCCATGATAAAGTATGGCAGAGGAGAGAAGACGAATACAGAGCCACCATACAGAAATACAACGATAAAGAGAGAGAGAAGCTGATAGAAATGTTTGACTTACTTGTGGAAACATTAGAAGAAACTATGGCAGATGTACTGGGACAGATTTACATGGAATCAGGCATGGGAAGTAAGGCAGCAGGGCAATTTTTTACACCATACCATTTAAGCCAGGCATGTGCCAACCTGGCACTACTGGAACCAAACGAACATGGTATTTATCGTGTTAGTGAGCCGAGCTGTGGAGGCGGTGGAATGATCATTGCCATCGCAGAAAGAATGCGAGACCAGGGCATTGATTATCAGAGAAAGCTACAGGTGGTAGCTCAGGACCTTGACTGGAAGGGCGTGTATATGTGTTACCTCCAGCTGAGTCTGTTAGGAATTAAAGCCATATGTGTCCAGGGAGACACTTTGCATGCTCCTTATGATCCGCGGACAACAGAAAAATCACATATGCTTATTACGCCGGGGCAGATGGGAGTATTGATATGAGAGACAAATTGATGAATGATATCATGATGCTGCTGATCGGCAATGGCGTAGATGCGGATGCACTTAAGAGCAGACTGATTATTATACTGGATAAATACGAAGTCACGGAGAGATGCACAGAAGTGGCGGTGGTAAATGAGAATGACATTGAAAAATATGTCCGACTATTCTTGATCAATAAGCGAGTGGCAGGCAGGACGGACAATACCATCAGACACTACAGAGATGAGCTCGGGCGATTTTTCCGTGAGACACAGAAATCACCACTGGAGATAACTTCGGATGATATCAAATTGTATCTGGCAACGAAAGAGGTAAGAGATCATGTCAGTAAGGTATATCAAAAGAATATGCTCCGGGTAATCTCTTCATTCTACCAATGGATGGTAAAAGAAGAATATCTATTGAAAAATCCATTGAACAAGGTGGATGAGATCAAGACTCCTAAGATAAAAAAGTCAGCATTTACAGAGGCTGAGATTGAGCAACTGAGACTGAATATTGGAGACGATGTCAGGTTAATGTGCATTTTTGAAATGCTGTCCTCTACATGGTGCAGAATAGAGGAACTGGCAAAGATGAAAATTGAGGACATATCACCGGATCATGAGAGCGTGCTGGTGCATGGAAAAGGTAACAAGGACCGAATCTGCTACATCAATGCAAGGGCAAAGATACACCTGGAAAGATATCTCGGCATGAGGAAGGACAATAATGAGTATCTTTTTCCAAACTGTTGTATCCAAGTAGGACCGGAAAGTGGTTTTACGAAGGAATGCAAGAAATATCATGTAAAACTGTATGACTGGTGGAAAGTACCGGAGCTGATAGGAAGCGGTCACGCTGAAAAGAGCACACTGGGGAGCAGATTGCGGGTACTTGGAAATAAAAGTAATGTGAAAAAGGTGCATCCGCATAGATTCCGTCGAACAGGAGCCACATTTGCCCTGCGCAGAGGAATGCCGATAGAGCAGGTATCTAAGATCCTGGGGCATGAGAGCATAGAGACCACACAGATCTATCTGGATATATCAGAGCAGGAATTGGAACAGGCACACAAAAAATATGTGTAACTTAGGAGAATACATGAAAGTTAAAAATGAAGAAGTCAGATATTATCAGCCAAGATTTAAAAAGTGGATTGACTCTACTAAATGGGATTCAATTGCCGAAAGATTACCAGATGAAAATATATCTATAATAACACAAGTAATGAATGCTGAAAAAGATGGAGATTGCAGTTGGCTTATCTGGGAATGCTGCGATCATGTACTCGATAATATAAGGGCAATAGCAAAGAAAATAGATAGGGTAACTTAGAATTTAGCGGAGGTAGAGAAAATGAAATTAATGATTACAGACACAAATGGAAACAAGATGTATTATGGCGGTCGCAGAAAAGATGGCAGCTATAAAATTGCAAGTAGTGCATCAGATGCTTTTAATTTTAGCCCTAGAGCTAAAGGCAATATCAATCAGGTGTGGGGCAATCTTCAAAAGCAGCATCCTGACTATAAATTTGAGTATGTGGATTGAGTTAGGATTTAGTGGAGGAAGTGATTATTTGGTAGCAGTACCTATTGAATTGAAAGATGCACAGTCCTATATAAACAAATATCACAGGCATCATCAGGCAGCACACAGAGACAAATTCCGAATAGCAGCAATGCAAGATAATGAAATAGTTGGAGTTGTGCAAGTTGGAAGACCAGTATCAAGAGTCCTGGACGATGGTAAAACGCTCGAGGTATTAAGATTATGCACAAATGGCACAAAGGATGTATGCAGTTTTCTTTATTCAAGAGCCGCAAGAATAGCAAAAGAAATGGGGTATCGCAGAATCATAACATACATTCTTTCGTCAGAATCCGGGGCGAGTCTTAAAGCATCAGGATGGGTGCTCGAAGCTAATGGGGTTGGTGGAACTGATTGGAATGTGCCGAGCAGACCGAGAGAGGTTATCGCAACACAAATGAGTTTGTTCCCAGAAAAACCGAAATACCCCATCGGAGAAAAGAAGCAGCGTTGGGTTAAGGAACTAAACTGAAAGTTAGTGAAGGAGTGATAGAAAAAGAGTAATAAGTATCATACACAATTTTAGAGCCAACCGCAGAGGAGCCTGCAATCGTAACCAATAAAACAGCGGTAGACCATCCAACCAAAGATATCATCTACCGCTCAACTGCTTAAGGACATCATACCATAATGTGATACCTTAGGCAACGAGAAAAAGAGGTGCGCATATGACTAAAAATGATTTAATCAACGACGTAGCCTATGAATTACGTGACAGCATGACCAAAGAACAGATCGACCGGATGAAGATTACGCTTTACGTAAAATTGCAGGACTTTGAACTGGCAGAGATCAAACAGCTGCCAATGACCATTGAGCATGACAATGAGTGGTTAATGCAGAGATACTGTGTGGATATGGTGGCAGCAGGACTCCATGCCGGCACGATCAAGAGCTACATCGGAGTCATCCGCAAGTTTTTTGACTTTGTGAACAAAAATTATAAATATGTGACAGCGCAGGATATCACAGATTATCTTGCTATTAGATCCTATCGTGATCACATCAGCCACAATTATAAATCCACAATATACCGGTACTTATGCACATTCTTTTCCTGGGCATTTAAAAAGAGGCATATCCAGGATAATATCATTGATGGCGTTGATCGTGTTAAGCAGGTGAAAAAGAAGAAGGTACGATTGACAGATGAGGAAGTTGAAACTATCCGCTATGCGCTGCAAACGCCAAAGGAGAAGGCGTTGTTTGAATTGATGATTTGTACCGGCATGCGTGTAGGTGAAATCTCTTACCTCAACGTGTCAGATATTGATCTGACAAATAAGCAGGTATCAATTTACGCAGAAAAAACGGACACATATCGCACAGGAATGCTCACTCCGGTAGCTGTGATGGCACTGAGAAATTACATTGGGGACAGACCGGGAACAGATCCGCTGTTTTTGGCAGATCGGGCACCGCATAACAGAATGAAAGAGTATGGAATTGAAAAGCTGGCTAAAGAAATGGCTGTCCGTGGCGGAGTAACCAGGATTACCGCAACCGTGCATGTGTACCGCAAGACCTTTGCAAGCGTATTATATCGCAAGACGGGTGATGTCCTGCTGGTGAGTAAATTACTTGGCCATGCTAAGCCGGACATGACAGTGCAGTATTATCTGATCGACGATATCGAAGAAATGCAGCACAAGTATAACAGAGTAGCATAGTAACAGCACCGGAAATTGCACCGGTGCAACAGAAAGGAGAAAGCATCGATGCAAAGAATTAACAGAGCAAGCTGGAGGATTATCGAAACTATATTATTACGGTATCCCCAACGAAAGAAAGAATATGAGGAGTACATATCAGACATTATGGCATCACCGGCGGGAGGCAGCAGTCGTCCGTCGGATCCTGCCAGGGAAAGAGATAAGGCACAGTCTGTCACAGAGGCAAAAGCCTTGAAGATGACATCCGTATACCATGAACGGATCAAGAAAGAGATTGAGGCAGTGGAATTTGTATATAATTCTCTTCGGCCAGAAGAACAGAAGGTAATAAGAATCAGGTACTGGAGTAAAGGTCTCAGAGCACCGATTCCCTACCTAAAAATCGGTGGTGCCTCGTACAGTGAGAGACAAATGAAGAGGATAGTTTTTAAGACCATAGAACAGATTGGAAGGTATATTGGGGAGTTAAAGTAAAAGATGGCATGATTTCGCATGTCAAATGTGATAATATAGTATCGTGATAAATTAGTGACAGGGCAATGCAGATAGCTGCGTTGCCTTTTTTCGTGGAGTTGCACCGGTGCAACAGAAGAGACAATGGCGCAGGAGTGGGCAAAAGCATTTTATAAATCCAGAAGATGGATCAAATGCAAGAATAATTATATTGCTGACAGGAGACTGGTAGATGGTGGACTGTGCGAGGAATGCCAGAAGAAGCTAGGCTACATCGTGCATCACAAGATCTTGTTGACGCAGGACAACATCAGAGATCCGGATATCAGTCTCAATCATGATAACTTAGAGTATGTGTGCAAGGATTGTCATGACAAGTTTGACGGACATGGAGTTGGCAAGGGGCAGCAGCCGTTATGCATCTTTGACAAGGATGGCAACCCGATTTCTGTCAGGGACATAGACTCCCCCCTTAAAAACAGGTGGGGTATGGATGATCGAGAACCGATGGCGGAGATTGATGTAACACACAGGTCATCATAAGGGGGGTGTGGTATCCATGATAAGTGAGGAAGAATTTGAAAAAGAAGAACGTCGTAGAGAAGCTGAATATGACAGCGTTTCCGAATATTTGGAGAAACAAAAGCGGATCAAGAAAGAGGTGGGAAGACTTAGAAGATTATTCAAGGAAATTGATGAAAATAAAAAGAAATTAGTTGACTCTACCATTGCAGACGTAGCTTTTTTGACGGTCACAATGCAAGACCTGCGTGATAAGATCATCAGAAATGGGACAACGACAGATTATAAAAACGGAGAGAACCAGTGGGGTGTGAAACAGAGCCCTGATGCGCAGTTGTATCTACAAATGTCACAGAAACAGACGCAAGCAATGAAAATATTGGTGGACTGCTTGCCGAAGACACCAAGCAAGCAGGTGATAAAAGACGATGGATTCGATGACTTTGTGAATGGGCGTGAGGATATATGATCAAATACCCAGAAGATTACAATCCGATCCGGGAGTACTGGGAGAAGATAGAAAGCGGAGAAATAACTGTATGTGACAAAACTTATAGGACATATAAAAAACTGATTTATGATATGGATCATCAGGGAGAGTATTTTTATAGTGCACACCGGGGAAATCACATCATAGAATTTTTTGAAAACTACTGTCACCACTCCAAAGGTAAAAGCGGTGGAAAAAGAGTTGTCTTGGAACTGTGGGAAAAGGCAATGTTGGCAGCTATATTCGGGTTCGTAGATATCAATGGTCTCCGGAAATACCGGGAGGCTATTTTAATTGTCGGGAAAAAGAATGGAAAATCACTATTGGCATCGGGAGTAGGATTGTATCTGCTGGTGGGAGACGGAGAACCCGGCCCGGAAGTGTATGCGGTTGCGACAAAAAAAGACCAGTCTAAGATCATATGGCTCGAATCAAAAAGGATGGTAAAAAAATCACCGGCTTTGCTCAAAAGAGTCAAGCCACTGGTGGCAGAGCTGTCATCCGAAGATTACAACTCCGGCACATTTAAGCCTCTTGCATCCGATTCGGATACGCTGGATGGCCTGAATGTGCAGGGTGCGCTGATGGACGAAATCCATCAGTGGAAAAATGGGCGTCCACTGTATGATATCATCGCTGATGGCGTTACTGCCAGGGAGCAGCCTCTGATACTGATTACGACGACAGCCGGGACAGTAAGAGAAGATATCTATGATCAGAAATATGACGAAGCCGAACGGCTGATCAATGGTTATTTTGATGAAAATGGCTATAAGGATGACCACTTGATCGCATTTGTATATGAGCTTGACAACAGAAAGGAATGGATCGATGAGAAATGCTGGTATAAAGCTAACCCCGGACTAGGGACGATTAAAAACCTTAAAACATTAAGGGATAAAGTTAAAAAGGCAATGCAGGATCCGAAGCTGGTAAAAAATCTCGTGTGCAAGGAATTCAACATCCGGGAGACATCTTCGGAGGCATGGCTGACTTTTGAGCAGATCGATAACAGGGAAACATTTGATATAAAGGAATTGAAACCTCGTTACGGTATCGGAGGCTGTGACTTATCAAGTACCACGGATCTGACAAACGCAACTGTGATATTCAAAGTGCCGAAGGATGAACGAATATATGTGCTGCAGATGTACTGGTTACCGGAAGATCTCCTGGAACAACGAACCAGAGAGGACAAGATCCCGTACGACATATGGGCTGAAAATGGTTGGATTAGAACATGTCCAGGGAATAAAGTGCATTACAAATATGTCCGGGAATGGTTCGAGCAGGTACAAAAAGAATATGACATTTATCTGTTCAAGTGCGGATACGATTCCTGGTCGGCCACTTATTTTGTAGAAGACATGAAAGATACCTTCGGGGCAGCAGTGATGGATCCGGTCATACAAGGGAAAAAGACACTATCAGGACCGATGAAATCGCTGGGAGCAGACTTATCTGCGAAGAGAGTCATTTACAACAACAATCCGGTACTGAAGTGGTGCTTGTGTAACACATCAGTAGATGTTGATAAAAACGACAATATCCAGCCATGTAAAGGTAATACCAGTACCAGAAGGATAGACGGGACTGCAGGACTGCTAGATGCCTATGTGGAGCTGGAGAACAATCTGGAAGAATATGAAAGTTTGATTTAAGGAGAAAAAATGGGACTGTTTAGGAAAAGAGAGCCTACAAAAAACGAAAAAAATGCAAAAGAAGTAATGAAAATGGTAACCACCTGGGGAGAACATTACTATGCGTGGAATGGGAGACTCTATGACAGTGATATAGTGAGATCTTGCATCCGCCCGAAAGTTAAAGCTGTGGGAAAATTGCTGGCAAAACATATCAGACAGGATGCGAAGGGACTGACGGTTAATCCGGACGCAAATATCCGTTTTATCCTGTCGGAACCAAACCCATTTATGACAGGGCAGATGTTCCAGGAAAAGGTAGCCACACAATTATGTTTGAACAACAATGCCTTCATTCTGGTGATAAAGGATGATAACAGTAAGCCGATGCAGCTGTATCCGATTCCGTGTGTGTTATGCGAGACCCAATACATAGATGATGAGCTGTATTTAAAATTCCAGTACCGGAACGGAAGGAGCAATACCTTCAGGTATGACCAGATCATACATCTGCGGCAGGACTTCAACGAACACGATATATTTGGAGAAAGCCCGGCAAAGGCACTGTCTTCTATGATGGAAGTGATCGGAACGATAGATCAGGGAATTATTAAAGCTGTAAAAAACAGTGGAATCATAAGATGGTTGCTGAAATTCACACAATCATTGAGACCAGAAGATATAAAAGAAAACGTTAAAAGCTTCGTAGATAATTACCTGAATTTTGAAAGCGATACTTTCGGGGCAGCAGGCGTAGACACAAAGGCAGATGCGATAAGGATTGAACCGAAGGACTTTGTACCGAACGCCGCACAGACGCAGGAGACAATCAAACGAATCTATTCATTTTTTAACACAAACGAAAAAATCGTGCAGTCAAAATGGAATGAAGACGAATGGAACGCATATTACGAGGCTGAGATAGAACCGTTAGCCATACAGTTAGGTGAGACCTATTCTGTAAGGCTGTTCAGCCGGAAGGAACGCGGTCATGGAAATAAAATCGTATTTACGGCAAGCAACTTACAGTGCGCAAGCCTGTCTACGAAGCTTGCATTTGTGTCTATGGTAGACCGCGGAGCCATGACGCCGAACGAATGGCGCGAAACCATGAACATGGCGCCGATCGCAGACGGAGATAAACCAATCCGTCGTCTGGACACGCAAGTCGTTGGCCTCATCCGGGGCGCATTATCCCAGATGAATGATAAAAATTATATAGTAATGGCTGATCTGATATTCAAAATGTTAGACGCAGCGGAAAGGAGCAAAGATGAAACACAGGATAAACATCCGGGGTGTGATGGTGCCGAATGATTACAAATGGTACTATGACTACTTTGGCGAGGATTGTACCTGTCCGGCAGATATCCAGAAAGTAATGGATGCATTTACAGACGGAGATGAGATCGAGGTATATATCAATTCTCCCGGAGGGGTGATCGATGTAGGGTCGGAGATCTACACACTACTGCGGAGCAGGAAAGATAATGTAAAGATATACATTACCGGAGAAGCATGTAGCGCAGCATCGATTGCAGCAATGTCAGCGCATTGTGAAATGTCTCCGACAGCACTCATGATGGTGCATTGCGTATCATCCGGGGCAAGAGGTAATCATAGCGACATGGAAAAAATGGCGGAAGTTCTACGAACGGCAGACAAAGCATTATGCACCGCCTATATGGCAAAAGCCGGAATGTCCGAAGAGGATGCGCTTGCCATGATGGAGCACGAGACCTGGCTGACAGCAGAGCAGGCAAAAGAAAAAGGGCTGATCGATGGGATCATGTTTGAAGATTCGCAGCCGGAGACACCACTGGTGGCAGGACCACTATTTGCACTGCCGGATAATAACCAGATGGAAAAAGTAAAAAAACTGTTAAAACAGGCAGAAGATCCGGATAATTCCGGGGACGCTGCTTTTTTAATGCAGCAAAGGTTAAATTTTTTAAAATTAAAAGGAGAAAGAGCATGAACAAAAAACAGTATTTGGACAAGAGAAAGGCACTGATGAATGAAGCACAGAAGTTGATCGATGCCGGAAAGGCAAAGGAAGCAGAGGAAAAAATGCAGGAGATCAAGGATCTGGATGATCAGTGGGATGCAATCGCACAGGCAGAGGCGAACTTCAGGGCACTGAATAAAGAGCCGAAAGCATTAAATCCTAACCAGATCCAGGATAAAATTGCAGATACCTCCGAGTTTACAAAAGACACGCCGGTAGCAAAGGTATGGGCATCTGAGGAGTACAAAAATGCATGGGCGAAAAACATGATGGGTCTGAAGCTTAATGAGAAAGAAACAGAAGCTTACAGCCTTGTAAATGAAGCATTTACCCATACGACGGGCAATACATCAATAGTTGTCCCCAAGACGGTATCTAATGGCATCTGGGAGATGGTAGGAGAACTGTATCCTTATTTTAACGATGTGCTTAAGACTTATGTAAATGGTGTACTGTCCATGATTCAGGAGGACACATCCAGTGATGCAAAGTGGTACGACGAAGATACGGAGACAGAGGATGGTAAGGAAACCTTTAAGGAATTTATCCTCAATGGTTGCGAACTGGCAAGAAATATCAAAGTATCATGGAAACTTAAGGAGATGAGTATTGAAGACTTCATCCGTTATATCCAGAGAAAAATGGCAAAAAAGATGGGTGGAGGTGCCGGATATGGTGTTACACATGGAGCAGGACCTAAAGCAAATTCAGGTAAGCCGGAGCCTACAGGCGTAGTAACGGCACTGGAAGCTGAGGTCGGTACACCTCAGGTAATAACTTACACACATGGTGGAGATCCCACTTACAAAGATATGCTGAAACTGAGATCCTTAGTTAAGTCCGGATACAGTGCAGGCCTTGCTGTTTATGCCAACACTAACACAATCTGGAATAAGATTGCAAACATCGTAGACGGCAATAAGAGACCTATTTTTGTTGCAGATCCTTCTGCCGGAGGTGCACACAGAGTGCTGGGTATGCTCATAAAAGAGGACGATTCCATGAAAGATGGTGAAATCCTGGCGTCCAATGCCAAATATGGATATCAGTTGAATATCAACAAAGAGATGTCTATGATCCCTGAGGATCACGTTACAGAACGTAAGACATATTACTGCGGTTATGCCATCATGGATGGGAATGTCATCACAACCAAGGCACACGCCCTGTTGAAAGAAGCGAAAGCATAATTGCGGAGGTAATCCATGATTACGGTGGAGCAGATCCGCCAGTCTATGCAGATCAGGCATGCCAAACTTGACGATGATATCAAACGGTATATGAGCGCCTGCTCACTGGATATGCAGAGAGCAGGTGTTGATATCCGGAAAGATTCAGAGCTCATGGACACGGCAAAGGAATTTTATTGCAAGTGGCAGTTTGACTACATGGGTCAGGGCGAAAAATATGAAAAATCATATAAAGAACTGAGAGATGCAATGAGCCTGTGCAGATTGTACAAAGGGAAGGAATCGAAGGATGAACAGCGAAGTGATCAACCTGATAGTGCCGGAGAAGGTACGGAATAATGACGGCTTTGTGATCCGGGAAGAATTGCATAAAACAGAAGCTTTTGCAGAAGAAAAAGGGATCAAAAGAGCAGAGTTCTATGCGGCTGCCAGGGAAGGAATTACGCTGTCAAAGATGATGACTGTGGACAAGTATGATTTTGAAACAGCCACCGTGGAGATAGAAGGAAAGAAGACAAAGCCATCCAGAGTGGAACACGACGGAATCACTTATCGGATCATCCGCACCTATATTCCGGAGAACTCAATGCGGATGGAACTTTACCTGCAGGAGGAAGAAAATGGCTGACTTTGACTTTGATTTTCCGGATAATTTTTTATCAGAGCTGTTAGAAACGGACTTTGACGAACTGGCCGAGGACATGCTCACTGAGGCAGCTCCCATCTATAAGGATGCAATCAAAAAATCCATGAAGAGTACTATCCTGCATGAGGGTGAATCGGAAATGGTAGAGTCCGTGACGGCGAGAAAACCGAAGAAATGCAAAAACGGAGCATGGCTAGTACATATCGGACCGAGTGGCAACTCTAAAAATACGTATACCGTGAAAAACGGGAAAGGGCAAAGAACAGCCAGAAGATATCCGGTATCCAACATCCTGAAAGCAATCTGGAAGGAATACGGCATATCAGGAAGGCAGGCTCCGCGCCCCTGGCTGCAACGGGCAAAAAATGATGCCGATGCGAAAATCATGAACCGGATGCAGGAGATCTACAACAGAAAGGTCGGTGCAGAATGAATGTAAATGGATTGATTACGTCATTGGGAAATGTTGTGAATTGTCCGGTAGCACCGGACCTTTACGAGGGTAGTAAGGAAAAATACATTACGTATACATACGAGGATGAGAGATCTGCGATGGATGCTGACAATGAGGAAACTCAAACAGTAGCATATCTGCAGATAACTCTTTATACTCCGCCACAACAGGAGTATATGGAAGACAAAAGTAAGATAAAAGCCGAACTGAAAAAGCTCGGTTTTTGTGTGGAATCCATCCAGTCATGGGTAGATTCCTATGCACCTGAAAAAAAGAGGCATACGGTATTCAATGTGAATATCACAATGCCGGAAAATTAAGGAGGACTATATAAAATGGCTAATTTTGGATTATCCAAACCCTGGGTTGCGAAGCTCAATCCGGCAACTAACAAGTATTCTGATGCCTTTAAATGCGGAAAGGCGATCAGTACAGCGGTAACACCAAACTACAATGAGGTCCCGCTGTATGCAGACAACCAGCAGACGGAATACGTCTCGGAATTCAAAAATGCGAATGTAAGCATTGGAACAGACAGATTGCCTTCTGAGGCGGCAAAAATAATGTTTGGACACACAGTGGCTGTAAATGGAGAGGAAGCTTCCAAGAGCGAAGATGAAGCCGGGTATATTGGATATGGATTTATCACAGCAGAGCAGCTGGACGGAGTTAAAAAGTACAGGGCATGTGTGCTCCTGAAAGTAAAAATGAAAGAAGGCGAGGAGTCCTTTGAAACGAAGGGAGATTCTATCGTATTCAAGACACCGTCTCTGAGCGGTACTGCCAGTGCTAACGAGGATGGCGAGTGGCGGATTAAGTCTCCTTACTATGCAACAGAGGCTGAGGCAGATAAGTGGATCCAGAAAAAATTTGGCGTGGTAGAGCAGTGTGCTACTCCCGAGGCATCCGTGGAAAGCGGAACTTACGCAGAAACGCAGACGGTAACACTTTCCTGCGCTACCAAGGGTGCAACCATTAAATATACCACAGACGGTACCACACCTTCCGAAGCAAACGGAACTGAGTATAACAATACCATTTCCATTGCTGCTACGGCAGGACTGAGAGCGATCGCATACAAGAGCGGACTTGTAAATTCTGAGGTTATGATCAAAGAGTATTTTATTAACGGCTAATAAATTGTAGACTGAGCAGGCAGCCCCGGGGATATCCCGGGGCTTTTTGGAGAAAAGCATGGAAAAATTAAGAAGGATAATGATCGGGGAGAAGACATACCCGTTTAAGATAGATCTGAATGTGCTGGAAATGGTACAGGAAAAGTATGGAAGCGTAAAAGCATTCGAGAGAGAGTTGTTTGGTTGGCGGTACCGAAAGGATGCGGAAGGAAAGCAGATGTACTCCTCTGACGGAGTACCAATGATCTATATTGTGGAGCCGGCGGTTACAGCAGTAAAAATGATTCTGCCGGCAGCAGTGATGGAAGGATTGCAGATCGAAGCAGACGAGCATAATAGGCAGATGGAAGAGATTACGGAGGATTATATCCTCCATAACTGCAATGTGCCCTATATGGATCTTTGTGTTATGCTCCAGGAAGAGTTCAGTAGGTGTTTTGCAGCAAAAAAATAGGAGCCAGAGGAGTCCAGTCGGAAGAGGATACACCGATGGATTTCCCCTGGCTTTATCAGATGGGAGTCACATGTCTGGGATTTACACATAGGACAGTGAGACAGCAGTATATCGGATCGTGGATGGACCTGTTTGAGATATACAAAAGGCATCATAACTTTATGACGAAACGCGGACTTTTTAGCGTCAGTGACAACAGAGAAGAGGAAATAAGCACACTGGACGTATTGTAGGAGACAGCAAATGGCAGCAAAAGGAACAATCGGTGGGAAAATTGTCCTGGATGGAGAAAAAGCATACCGGGAAGCCTTAAAAAATATAAAAGCAGACCAGCAGGAACTCAGATCTGCGCTGAAACTGTGCAGCTCAGAGTTTAAAAACAGCCAGAACTCCCTGGATGCACTTACAAAAAAGCATGAGATATTGACAAAGCAGGTGGAGACACAGACCCAAAAGGTCAATGTGTATCAGGCAGCAATGGAGAACTCTGCCCAAAAACAGGACCTTGCATCTGAAAAAATATCTGCGCTGAAACAGGAGCTGGAAAAAGCAGAAAAGGAAATGTCTGCCCTGTCAGAGAGCAGTGGGGATAACTCCGATGCAATGACGGAGCAGGCTAAGACCATAGATGATCTGAAGTCCAAGCTTGAAAAAGCCGAGGAAAGCTACAACAAAGCGGGACAAAAAGCAAAGTATTATCAAACAGCATTGAATGATGCCACGGCAGAACTCAATAATATGCAGGATGACCTGAACAAGACCACCCAGTATATGAATGAGGCGGAGAAGAGCACGGATAAATGTGCCACATCCATTAATGAGCTGGGGAAAGAGACCGGGGATGCCACGGAGCAGGTGTCGGTATTTGGCGATGTGCTAAAGGCTAATCTTGCGGCGGACGCTATCAAAACAGGTGTCAAGGCTATAGCGGACGGTATTAAAACGGTCGCAACATCTGCCACGAGTGTGGGCGTGGATTTTAATGCGTCCATGAGCGTGGTCGCCGCGACGATGGGCATGACTGCCGATGAGATCAATGCCGGAAGTGAAAGCTATAAACAGCTGGAATCTGCAGCAAAACAATGCGGAGCCACGACGAAGTTTTCCGCGACGGAAGCGGCAGAGGCTGAGAATTATCTTGCTTTGGCCGGATATGACGTAAAAAAGATTGTAGAGACACTGCCGAAGGTGCTGGATCTGGCGGCAGCAGGTGATATGGAGCTTGCCTATGCATCTGATTTGGTAACGGACTCTATGGCAGCTCTGAACATGGAAACATCCAAGCTGGACACCTACATCGACGAGATGACGAAGACGGCGCAGAAGTCCAATACCAGCGTATCACAGCTGGGTGAGGCTACTTTGGTATGTGCCGGAACTGTTTCACTGGCAGGAATGTCAATTGAGACAATGAATGCCGAACTGGGCGTACTGGCCAACAACGGTATTAAAGGAGCAGAGGGAGGTACACATTTAAGAAATGCAATCCTGTCTTTAGCGGCTCCCACAGATGTGGCCAGCAATACCATCGAGTCATTAGGTATTCAGGTGGCAGATTCCACCGGAAATATGCGAGACCTTAATGATATAATGATCGATCTCAACAGTGCTATGGAAGGAATGTCCAGTACTGAAAAGACGCAGATAATCAATAAGATCTTTAACAAGACGGACATCGCTGCAGTCAATGCTCTGCTGAAGGGAACCGGGGACGAATTTAACAATCTGCATAAAGAGATCAGCAGTTGCAAAGGTGCGGCCAGTGATATGGCAAACACCATGAACAACAACCTCAAAGGGGATGTAACGATTTTAAAATCCGCCCTGGAGGGATTGGGAATTGCCACGGAAGAGATCTTTGATAAAAACATGCGTACTGCAGTGCAGGGTGCTACGGATGCCGTGGACCGCCTGCAGAAATCCGTCACCAAGGGTGACCTTAACACCTCACTGAACAAGCTGTCAAAATCTATGGCAGCTTTTTGTGAGGGTGCACTGGATTTAGGTGAGGAAGCACTCCCGGTAGCAATCGACGGCTTAACGTGGCTGTTGGATAATGCAGATTTGGTGGCAGCAGGAGTGACGGGAATCGTAGCAGCTAATATGCAAATGAATACGGTAGGACCGGCCATTGTGGCAGTGCAGAAAGCATGGGAGGCTTATAAGACAGCAAATGAAGGTGCTACGGTCTCACAGTGGTTGCTCAATACCGCAATGGATGCGAACCCGGCAGGAATAATGATTACAGCGGTGACTGGACTTACCGCAGCACTGGGAGCGTACATACTGCTCAACAAAGACAGCATTGAGAACCTGTCCGAAACCCAGCAGGCTACCAGAAACCTGATTGACACAACGAAAGAACTTACAAAAGAGTATGATGACACAAAAAAGTCTAGAGAAGAAAATCGGATTGGTCTGGAAAATGAGGCGGTAGCAGCCAAAGGACTTGTAGAAGAACTGAATGGACTGCAGGCAAAAACAAAACTCACTACAGAGGAACAGAATCGTCAGAGACAGATCATAGACCAGTTAAATACAGCATTTCCGGATTTGAACTTGAAGATTGACGAGCAGACAGGTCTGCTGAATATGTCAACAGAGGCCATATATGCAAATATAGATGCATTGTCTGCGATGGATAAAGCAAATGCTGCCAGAGAGGATATGGCGCAGATCGCGGAGGAACAGTGGGAGGCAGAGAAAAAACTTGCAGAACTGAATGAGCAGAGAATTGCTCAGGAAAACGAATTGGCCGCGGCGAAGGAAAGGCTGGCACAGGCGGGAGAAAATGATGCCTATGTATACGCCTATGCAGATGCTGTGAACAGTGCAAACATGGCTTTAGGAGAACTGAACGAAGCAATAAGCAGCACAGAGGGAAGTATAGCAACCCTGTCAGATGAGTACGAATATTGCTACGACTACATCTCACAAAACGAAGGAATCTACGATACGGCAGCAGCCACAGGGGAACTGGGAGATGCAGCTGCAGAAGCCGGTAGCCAGATATCCGGAATGTCGCAGGAAACACAGCAGGCATTACAGGATATGTATGACACAGTGCAGGAGACTGTAAAAGGGCAGCTGGATATTTTTGCGGAATTCCAATCAGGGACGCAGCTGTCTACTACTGAACTATTGAATAACATGCAGTCCCAGATCGACGGAATAACGAAATGGGCTGACAATATGGAACTCCTTGCGGACAGAGGCGTTAATCAGGGACTGCTACAGCACCTGGCCGAACTGGGACCGGAGGGCGCAGGATATGTGGCAACATTCGTGGAAATGACGGATGAAGAGCTGGAAAAAGCAAATGAAATGTTTACAGAGGCAATGACTCTACCGGATGAGGTGACGTCAGATGTGATGAAATCATATCAGACTGCAGGAGAAGAAGCTGCTGAAGGATTTCAGACAGGGATTAAAGACAATGCGGATAAAGTGGCAGATCAGGCCGAGAGTATGGCAAACGACACTGTGAAGGCCACAGAAGAGGCTCTGGACATACATAGCCCATCAAAGGTATATCAAAGAATAGGTGAAAATATTGATCAGGGTTTGATTCAGGGAATTGGGAACCATCGGCAGCAGGTTATAAATACTCTGAACATATTGTGCTCCACAATTATAGCCAACGGAAGGTCTCAGATCAGCACATCCACCTGGGAAGAGATAGGACGAAGAATACCGGAGGGCATGACACAGGGTATCAATAACGGCAGCTCATCTGTGGTGAGTGCAGTGGAGCGTCTAGCAAGGAATGCTGTGGAAGCGGCCAGACGGGAGCTGGATATCCACAGCCCGTCGAAAAAGTTTGAATATATGGGCGAAATGTCCGGAGAAGGTTACATAGAGGGATGGAAGGAAACAATGGCGGACATCGATAATGTAATTGCAATGTCTCTTCCGAGCGCAAGCATTCTGGCAGATCAGCCGCAGACAGTAACAAATAACTCAGAGAAACGTATTGAGATAAACAATGAGATCAATTTCTATACGCCGACAGATGATCCGATTGAGACGGCGCGCAGAATAAAGGAGTCACAACAGGAGGCGGCACAGGAATGGTAACAGATCGGAAAATTATCATAAGTAATGGCATTACATCGATAGAACTGACAGCAGATCCTTACACTGTGCAGGAAACCAAAGGATTTGACCGGCTGGAAATAGAGCATGTAAAGTCCCAGGGATTTGACCAGGACGGAGCAACATTGATTAATAGCTATGTGTTGCCGAGGGAGATGGAGATTACCGGCCAGATGCAGGCACATACGACAGCACAGATGCAGATGCTGAGGGACAAGCTCCAGAATCTTTTTGTACCGAAACAAGAGTTAAGTGTGACACACTGTTACGGCGGAAGTAACCGGGTGATAAAGGCAATCACGGAAAAAAGTCCAAAGTTTGAATTCACAGAAGTTGCACCGGTGCAACAATATACGGTCAGTATGATAGCCATGGATCCATACTGGAGAGATCAGACAGAAACTCTGATTGCAGTGGCAAATGTGGTCGGTGGATTTCATTTTCCACTGGTGATCCCCAAAAATAAAGGGGTACACTTCGGAGTAAAGAGCAGGTCACTGATTGCAAAAGTATATAACAAATCGAGTATTACGGTGGGGATGCAAATCACATTTATAGCAAAAGGGATTGTGAAGAATCCACAGCTTTTTGATGTGAATAAGCGCACATTTATTAAGTTGTTGTGTACGATGGATGCAGGAGAAAAGATCGTGATTCAGACCGGTCAGGACAATACGGTAACTAGAATAAAAAACGGCATCTCCGAAGATTACATAGGTAAAATCGACCTGGCGGGAGAGGGTAACACTTTTTTGAAACTTGATCCGGGAGATAATCTATTTCGATATGCCGCCGATGAGGGAGAAAATTTTTTGGAGACGCGAATCCAATTTTATAACAGATATCCGGGGGTGTAAGTATGGAAATTTATATACTGGACAGGAATCTCAATATAGTTGGTGTGATATCCACATATGACAGCATCCTGTGGACAGAGAAAGTCCACGAACCGGGAAACATAAAAGCTGTGTTTGTGTTTACGGAAAAAATGAACAGGATCCTCCAGAGGGGCTATCTACTATATAAAACGGATGAATTACAGCCTGCGGTGATTACAAGAAAGACTCTCAAACTGAATAAGTACGGACAGCAGACCATTACGATACAGGGTTACATGGTGACAAGGTATTTCCGTCAACGGATCATTTGGAAAAAGATGATCATGAAAGGGACGCCGGAACAGCTGATGCGACAGATGGTGCAGGAACAGATCATTGCGCCGGAAGATGATACGCGCAAGATACCATTGATAGAATTGGGAGATCTGCAGAATTTTGATATGGATGAGGTGGAAAAACAGATCACATACGACAATCTGCAGGAAGCGCTGACGGATATGTCAAAGACTACGGAACTGGGATACCGCCTCAGACTGGATTATGCAAGGAAAAAACTGGTATTTGAAGTATACAGAGGAACGAACAGGACACAGGGGACAGAACACCCATGTATTTTTACGCGAAAATTTAAAAATGTGTTCACCCAGGAATACAATGAGGATGAAGGGAATTACAAAAATGTCTGCCTGGTAGGGGGACCAGGAGAAGATACAGACCGGGTGCTTGTAACGGTCGGTTCTGGAGCAGGGCTGGACCGGTATGAAATGTTTTACAATGCCTCAGGCTATTCTGAGGACGGAATTACGGCAGCAGTCCTGCAGGATCAGCTCCGGCAAAAAGGACTTGAAAAAATGTCTGCCTACTACATCGCTAAGGCTTTCGAGGTAAAAATCAATAAAGAGAAGGCAATGAAATTTGATCTGGGAGATTACGTAACCTGTAAGGATACGCAATGGGGAATAACCGTGGACACGCAGGTAAAGGTAATCCAGAAAGGATATTCCAAGACAGAGGCATCCTATGTAATTACACTGGGTGACGATGTACCGACACTGATAAATTTAATAAAAGCAAAGGAGTAAAGGTATGGCACAGGAGACAGAAAAGAGCTTTCCATGTGATGCGGAAGTAACAGAAACTGGATATGACAAAGAATATGTGGCAGAGGATTTTGCTAGATATTTTCAGGCATTTATATCATCTGGAATTTTTATGAAAGAGGATACAAATCTGCAGGTAATCGCAAATGGAGATATGACGGTGACACTGAAAGCCGGAAAAATGATTATTGATGGGTACCGGTACGACAGCACCGGAGATATTATAATCACAATTGATCCGGCCGATGGGGTACTGGGAAGAATCGACAGGATATCTGCAACGTGGTGCAAGGATGAAGGAGATATCCATTATACACTACAGAAGGGTACGCCATCCTATAAGCCGGTTGCACCGGAGTGCCGCAGAACGGAAGAATACAAGGATTATGTTGTGGCGGATATCTATGTGGCAGCAGGAGTAATCAAGATTCAACAGCAGAATATTACGGATCAGCGGCTCAATTCTGATGTATGTGGGCTGGCCATACCTTTTACGGAACTGAATACGAATGCAATTTTTACGCAATACCAAGATGCGGTAAACGAGTTCTTAAAATTTGCTGATACATGCATCGATAGCACAGTAGTAGGGCAGATCGAGTCGGATCTTGCAAATAAGCTTGATAAGACAGGAGACTCCGGAGACAATGTGGTAGCATTTACTCAGACAGCCAGCAGGCAGAATATCATGACCGGCGATACACATAAGACTATTTTCGGAAAAATCAAGAAGTGGTTGACGGATCTGACAGCCACGGCATTTGCGCAGATGATCACAACAAAGGAGGATCTGTTGGCTACCAAAGTGACTGGATACGTGCCGGATGCCAAGGCGGTAGCAGATGGATTTGCTGATGTAAATGGCAAGTTACTGAAATACGATAAAGATAAAATTTCAGTCAATAAGCCCAATATTTCTATTGGAACTAATATAATTGATGGTACAGCTTTTACTCTTTCAAAAGGTATATATTTTATTACTGTTAAAGTACAAGGTATAAGCGCAATAACGAGGAACGATCAAAGAATAGAATTTTGGGTTGGTAATGCAAAAAGTCGTTTAATATCACAAGTAGTATTACCGCACAATACTCCATATCCAATAGTTACATTTGCTTCTTTTGCGAATGTTATTGATGAGGATACATTCAATGTGTATTCATATGTTGACATCACAACATTGTCGTTATTTTCCGTTGACATAGAAATTGTTAAATTATTGGGATAAAAAGAATGGTAAAATAGTATGGAACAATATATAACCAACCAACTGGTTTTTATAAATAAAGTATCTGTTCACTAATCCAATTTTTTTATATACGTACATCTAACTTGTACTTGCCCATTTTGAAAAATAGTTCCTTTAGGAAATATAAGCTTCAAAGTTTTTGCGAAATCATCATAAGATACGTTTAATATTTCTCCACCAATGCTAGTCCAATATAATATTTGAGCAGATAGTACAACGATTGACCCGTCATCAATATCATTGCATATATTATCGCTTAAAATTAAATAATATATATTAGATTTTGTGTTTGATAAATTTGTAAAGCTAAAATCTTTATATTTTATTAACTTGCCATTTACAGAAGGAGTGATTGAATAATGGGTGGAGATTAGCAGTAGAAAATCAGAAGGCGGGCGCGGCCAGAACAGCGCTAGAAAGGAGTCATGTTATGGGCTATATCAAATTTAAAAATAAAGAGACCGTTACAAAGGCCATTGTGTCAGAGGAGAGTCCTCATGTGATCCGGATCACCGGAGACAATCTCACAGTAAATACTGACGGCTTCCGCCTCTACCTGGATGAGGGATGTAAATACCCGCTAGACAACGGCGAGTATGAGGCATACACAACTTTATTTCGCGCGGGTGACGGCTGGTATGAGCTGTCAAATGATGGCTCAGTATATATTGAGCCAGTTGCACCGGTGCAACCTGAACCGACCGAAGAGGAGCTTGCAGAGCAGGCACGGCAGCAGCAGATCAGTCAGTTGACAGCGCAGATTGATGACCTTAAGACCCGGATTGCTGCCAGCGACTATAAGGTCATCAAAACATACGAGTATACTCTTCTCGGTGAGCAGACTGAGTATGACATGGAGACTGTCCATGCAGAGCGGCAGGCTCTCCGGGATCAGATCAACACCCTGGAGACCCAGCTTGCAGATCTGACCACAACTGCAGAGTAGGAGGTTGCCTATGAGAGTGAGAGACGGTCCCGAACAATTACATAGTAACCAAGAGCCATGAGCCGATTGCTTCCTTCCGGAGGTGACCGGCTTTTATATTTGAGTGAGGTGCGACATGAATGAAACCGAAATGGAACATCGTCTTACAGAGGTAGAATCCAGATCAAAATCCAATACTCATAGGATTGATAAGTTGGAGAGAGTGACGGAAGAAATACATACGATGTCAAACACGATGATTCAGCTAGTGGAGGAAGTAAAACACACCAATGAGACGGTCTCCAGCCTTGATCAGAAAGTTGAAAAAATGGATGGTCGTGTGGATGACATGGAGCGTGCTCCGGGGAAAGAGTGGAGTAATGCAAAGAGAACAGTATTTAATACTGTAGTAGGAGCAGTGATAGGCTTTTTAATTGCTGGCCTGATGTGGGCAGCAGTGCAGGCATTTTTAATATAAGGAGGATACGAGTTATGAGTACAAGTACAATCATGGTAATTATTTTGGCAGTGCTGACGGCACTGGTAGCAGGTACCTTTTTATGGATATACATCCGCGATAAGACAATTGATGAGATCAGAGTGGATGTATATCACCTGTTCCTGATAGCGGAACATGCATTCAAGGAATCCGGATCCGGGAAACAGAAGATGAAATATGTGGTAAGTCAGGCGAGAAGGCTTTTACCGTCGTGGCTGCAGTATTTTATCACAGACGATTTTTTAGAAAGCGTAATAGAAAAGTGGTTCCAATCAGTGAAGGATCTGCTGGATGACGGCAAACTGAATGGATCAGAGGAGGAATAAGCCATGATGAAGGGCATTGACGTAGCAAAATGGAACGGAGTTATCGACTGGGCGAAGGTGAAAAAGGCAGGGGTAGAGTTTGCCGTCCTGAAAGTCATCGATAAATCCAATAAAACAGAGTCGTCTTTTGTCAGAAACTATGCGGGAGCAAGCGCACAGGGACTACCTTTGGATGTTTATAATTACCTGTATACTACCACTGAGGCAGTAGCCAGGGAAGCAGCCAAAGCAGTGGTAAATGCACTTGCCGGGAGAAAGATCGGAAAGGTATGGGCGGATGCGGAGGATGCCTGCCTTAAAAATAAAGGTATTCAGTTGATTCGGATCCTCAACACCTATAAGGCAGTGATCGAGGCGGCTGGTTATGAGTTTGGCGTGTATACTGGGTTGTCCTTTTACAACAGTTATATCAAACCTTACAAGGCTTATATTGACTGTGATTTCTGGATTGCAAGATATCCGTCTACGAAAGATATGACAATTGCTATGGACCCGCCGGCATCAAAAAAACCGGTTATCTGTCATAATCTTTGGGGCTGGCAGCATTCCAGCCGCGGTAGAGTGTCTGGAATCAGCGGATATGTAGATATGGATATCTGCTATACAAAGGTGACCAGTAGCGGAACCGTGCAGTCAACTACGGCATATTATCCCAGATACACCGGTACATCTGGATCCATTGTAGCGGCACTTAATGCTGTCGGAGTTAACTCCAGTTTTGCCAACCGTAAAGCAATCGCGAAGGAAAATGGTATCACAGGATACATCGGATCGGCAAAACAGAATATACAAATGTTAGCATTGCTGAAAAGTGGGAAACTTAAAAGGACTTGATTGACGGTATAATAAATATATGGTAATCTACAACTAGTCCAATTTGAACCTTTTCATTGGTAAAGGCGGAGAGTCTCGGAAAAACTCTCCGCCTGTTCTCGTTTAAATGGCAAGTTAGAAACTACAACTGAAGCGACTTCCCATGATAATATCACTGGTATATTCACATACACCAAAATCGGTAATATATGTATTGGATGTGGTACATTAACGGTAACAAGTGATATAGATGCATACTCCGCTATAGTTAGTAATCTACCACAAACGTATACAGGTAATCCTTATCCTGGTGCCTTTGTTGCAGAGGATAATACTTATAATGATTTTTATATCAATGGTTCAGCAATCGTAAACCGTAAGCCCGTATCAAAAGGGCATATGTTGAGGCTATCGTGTGTCTATATGTGTCAATAATTATTTAGCCGGTGCAAATGCGAGATTATATGTACCACTCGATCCAAATATAACGGAGTCTCCGGATGCAAATGGAATACATACCGCTATAGGTTTTTCTGATGATGTACATAATGCCAAGAAATAATTTGCATTCTTGGATGATCGGATAGATGCCCAGCCATTCACTGCACCCTGTATTGTTCCAATTACATATCCATTAGTCATACAAGTGTAATTAGATTGTATGGCTACAGCAGATTGATAGTCAGGAGCAATTAACTTGCCATTTAGAAAATTACAAAAAATATACTTGTAAAACCATGAGCCAGGAAAGTCGGAATTAGGGTTAAACAACTGTGAAAACGTTTCCTTTTTTTATAATAGATTATGTAGAAAAGTGGTATACTAGTAACACACTAGTAACAGAGGCTGTGGAAAACCTTGATTTTACGACATTTTTTATTATATGAAATTAAACCTGGACTAACAGGTATGGCACCTTGCCCTTACGTACGAAATTTGGTATAATAAATCCAAATTGACAACAGGGAACGGGTGAAGGTACATGCAGGAGATACTTGATAGAATTTTAGGAGGAAACTTCGATTATGAGAATGGTTCTTTGGAATTCTCCTGCTCTAAAATAGAGATTTCCCTGTCTCAGGGAACAGCGTACGAAGGCTCTTTTCACATCCTTTCTGCATCGGAAGGCTATGTAAAAGGATCTGTAATATCGGACCATCTGCTGATGGAATGCATAACAGACCAGTTTACCGGCTCCGATGCAGAAATTTTTTATTGCTTCCATGGAGAAAATCTGGAGGAAGGGGATGTGGTGAAGGGCTCTTTTTCTGTAGTCAGCAACAGGGGAGAATACAATCTGCCTTTCGTGGTGACCGTGGAGCATGGCGTATTGAATTCTTCCATCGGTACCATAAGGAATCTGTTTCATTTTGCTAATCTGGCGAAAAGTAACTGGGCGGAAGCGGTACGGTTATTCTATGATCCGGATTTCCGGCGTCTGTTCCAGGGGAATGATGAACATTTTTATGGCTGCTATCGCATGCTGTCCGCCTATGAGGGCAATGAGCAGAACGTGGAGGAATTTCTGATCTGTATCAATAAAAAGCAGCAGATAGAGTTTCTGATAGAGGAAAAGGAACTGGTGAAAAAGCTTTCCAGAGCGGAAGGTAATTACGGGGTGACGGAGAACAGCCTGAATATTGTCAGAAACGGCTGGGGATATACCGATTTACAGATCGAATGTGAGGGAGAGTTTGTCTTCACAGAAAAAGAAACATTAAGTGATGACGATTTTCTGGGAAACCGGTGCAGACTCCCGGTCTATATCGACAGCAGTATATGCAGGCCCGGTAAAAATTTCGGCAGGATCTATATATACAATGCTTATACGTCGCTGGAGATCCCGGTGACGGTACAGCTGGGGGATATGACGGCGGTGCGGCATGCGGACCACAGTCATATGCAGTGCAGAGTACAGATCATGAAATATTATGAGGATTTCAGATTACGTAAGATCGGAACAGGTACCTGGCTGGCAGAGACCGGCAAATTGGTGGAACGTATGGTGACTATGGATGAACGGGATGCATCGGCCAGACTGTTTCAGGCACAGCTTCTGATCACCGAAGAGAGGTACAATGAAGCCGGCTGGATCCTGGATCATGCAGCGGATATGCTGGAGGAACAGAAAGCTGCCGGTGGGGATCTATGGGCATATTATCTGTATCTGACGACACTGATCCACAGAGATCCCCAGTATACCAGGCAGATGGCAGAACAGGTGGAGCAGATCTATCGCTATGACAGGACCAGATGGCGGGTGGCGTGGCTGCTTTTGTATCTGTCGGAAGAGTATAACCGGTCTGCTTCCGGAAAATGGCTGTTCCTGGAGAAGCAATATCAGTATGGATGTACCAGTCCGGTCATCTATCTGGAGGCACTGGCACTTCTGAACAGCAATCCTGCATTGTTGCGGAAACTGAACGGATTTGAACTGCAGGTGCTGCATTTTGGCGCCAGACAGGAGGCAATCAGTGACAGCCTGTTAGAACAGCTTCTGTATCTGTCAGGCAGAGTGCGGGAATATTCGCCGCTTTTGTGCAGAATTCTGAAAAAAGTATATGGGAAAAAAGAAGATGTACGTATCCTGCAGGAAATCTGCAGTCTGTTGATCAAAGGAGGCAAGACCGGTACGGATGCTTTTGGCTGGTATGAGAAGGGTGTGGAAAGCCATCTGCGGATCACCAATCTGTATGAATATTATATGGCCTCGACAGATATGGATTCCGTAACGGAACTGCCGAAGGTAATATTGATGTATTTCTCGTTCCAGAACAATCTGGATTACGAACACAGTGCCTTTTTATATGCGTATCTGTTGAAACACAGGGCGGAATACGAAGAATTGTATGAACATTACGAACCGCGTATCGAACGTTTTGTCATCGATCAGATTCAGAAACAGCACATTAACAGACATCTGGCGGTGCTGTATCAGGGATTCCTGACACCCGCGATTGTGACGGAGACAATGGCAAAGCCCCTTTCCCGTCTTCTGTTTGCACATCTGGTACGGGTGGAAGATAACAGAATACGCAAGGTGATCGTTGGTCAGCCGGGCAACCTGAAAATGACGGAGACTTTACTGCAGAACGGTATCGCATGGGTGGCAATCTACGGAAATGATTATACCATTGCATTTGAGGATGCCTATGGGAACAGATTCCTGAAAAATGTGGAATACACGCTGGAAAAGCTTTTGGTGCCCGGAAAATATCTGCGGCTGTTGGAACATTATGTGCCGGATACTGTGGAACTGGATCTGTATTTTGCACAAAATGACAGAGGAGAAGAAGCTATGCCTTCCGCAAAGTTAATGCGTATGGCAAGACTTGCGGCATCCGATGCCGTGGAGCCGAAGCTGCGGCATAAAATAGCGGTAGAGCTGGCGCAGGCTTATTTTGATGCCGATGATGTGCAGGCATTGGATGAATATCTGCAGGAGTTTGCTGGAGAACATCTGACGGTGGAACAGAGGGAGACCGTACTGCGTTTCCTGATACTGCGGGGGAATTATGAGAAGGCATATCAGTGGATCGAACGGTATACACCGTATTTTGTGGAAGCCAAAATATTGCTGCGCCTGACGGATGCGCTGATCTCACAGTCCGTACATGACGGAGAACCTGCCTTATATGCGGCGGCATTGTCTGTTTTTCGCAGAGGAAAATACAACGGAAATGTTTTGGAGTATCTGTCTCATTATGTACAGGGAACGACGAAAGAGCTGCGTGATATCTGGAAAGCAGCCAGATCTTTTGAAGTAGACTGCTATGAACTCAGTGAGAAAATTCTGGTACAGATGTTGTTTTCCGGTGCATTTGTGGGAGAACGGCTGGATATTTTCCGCTATTACGTATCTCAGGGAGCCGGACAGGAGATCGAAGAGGCGGTTCTGATCCAGAGCTCTTATGATTACTTCTGCAGAGAAAAACTGACGGAGGAATACATTTTTCATGAAATCCGTAATTGCTATCTGCGGGGGGAAGAGACACAGAGAATCTGTAAACTGGCATATCTGAAATTCTATGCGGAGAACAGAGACAGGCTGGAGAGAGAAGACGAGCTGCTGATCCGGGACTTCCTGCAGGAAATGATGAAAGAGCATATTCATCTGAACTTTTTCCGGGAATATAAGGACTGCCTTCCCGAGCTGCAGGAACTAAAGGACAAGACCATTGTGGAGTATCATACCAGAGGCGGTGTCCGGGCAAGAATTCATTATGTGATGCTGCACGAGAACGGACAGGCAGAGGATTATCTGTCGGAATACATGCAGGAAGTATACAGTGGAATATTTTTCAAAGAGTTTGTGCTCTTTTTTGGTGAGAATATTCAGTATTATATTATGGAAGAATCCGCAAACGGAGAACAACTGACGGAGAGCGGAAGCTTACAGAAGAGTGATATCATGAATGATAATCCGGACAGTAAATACGAGATTGTCAATGATATGATGATCAGTATGACGCTGCAGGATGATGATACACTGGATCATCTTCTGGAGGAATATTACCGTAGAGAATATCTGGATCACAGACTGTTCACTCTGCAGTAAGATCAGACAGACCACAGAGAGGAGGCGGAAGGAAGATGCGACTGCCGGGAAGCGAAAAAGTAATCGTCGGATATGATCTTGGCAACAAATATGCGCAGATCAGCTGCTATGTTACGGGTAGTGAGGAAGAGATCAGAACATTGTCTTCCGTAGCGGGATCTTCGGTCTATACCATTCCGCTGGCGCTCAGTAAGAGACAGGGAGTCAACCAGTGGTTTTACGGAAGTGAAGCAATACGATATGCCGGGGAGGAAGAAGGAATTCTGGTGGAGAACCTTTTGAAGCTGGCCAGGGACGGAGAACCGGTGCAGATCGACGGCGCACCGATTGATCCGGTTGCGTTGCTGACGCTTTTCCTGAAACGAAGTCTGGGCCTTTTATCTCAGGTGACAAATACGGAACGTATCGGTGCCCTGATGATCACCTGCGAAGAATTGGATCATCGGATGTTGGAAGTGCTGACAGCAGCCACAGAGGGACTTCATCTGAAGACGGATCAGATCTGCTTCCAAAGTCATGTGGAGAGCTTTTATTACTATAATCTGTACCAGCCGGAGGAACTGTGGCGGCATAAGACGATATTATGCGAATATGGAGATGCTTCCATACGTACCTACTGCATGGAATGCAACCGGCATACCACACCTGTAGTGGCATATATGGAGGAGAGGGAATTTCCTTTCCCGGTACCGGAATCCGATGAGAAAATGCAGGAGATCGCGAAAAAACTATGTGAAAATCAGATGATATCTTCGGTATATCTGATCGGTGAAGCTTTTTCCCGGGACTGGATGAAGGAATCCCTGCGCTATCTGTGTAAGGGGAGGAGAGTTTTCCAAGGCAATAATCTGTTCAGCAAGGGTGCCTGTTATGGCATGATGGAGAGACTGACTCCCGGGGAAACCGGTAAAAATCATGTGTTTCTGGGAAAAGATAAACTCAAATCCAATATCGGAATGAAGGTTCTCAGGCAGGGAGAGGAATCCTACCAGGCATTGCTGGATGCCGGAATCAACTGGTATGAAGCCAAAAATACCATGGAATTCTATCTGCTGGAGGGACGAGCTGTGGAGATCCTGATCACTTCCCTGACCGGCAAGGGGAACCGGATCGCCAGAATCGTACCGGAAGAATTACAGGAGGGAATCATCCGCCTGCGGATCAGCGTGGAAATGCGGGATGACACACACCTCAAGGTAGAACTGGAGGATTTGGGATTTGGCACATTTCGTGCTGCAACACATCACATCTGGAAGGAAGAGATCGAACTCTGA